TTATGGGTATTGAGGCAGTTAAATCATCAACACCTGAATATTGTAGAGGCAAAATTAAAGAATCAATTAAGATAATAATGTCTAAACAAGAAAATGATTTACATAATTTTATCAAAGAAACTAAAAAAGAATTTTTAAAACTGCCTGCTGAGGCAGTATCGTTTCCTAGAAGTTGTAATAATATGAAAAAATATTATTCTTCTAGTGATGTGTTTATTAAAGGTACACCTATCCACGTTAAAGGTGCTTTAATTTATAATTATCAAATAAAACAATTTGGATTAGAAAAGAAATATCCGTTGATACAAGAAGGTGATAAGATTAAATTTGTTAAATTACTAGAGGCAAATCCATTTAAGTTTGATGTGATTAGTTATGTAACTGAACTGCCTAAAGAGTTTAAATTAAAAGACTATGTTGATTATGAATTACAATTTGAAAAAACACTACTTGATCCTATTAGATTTATATTACAACCAATAGGGTGGACACCTGAACCAAAGGCAAGTCTGGAGGCATTTTTCGGATGATGAATCAATTTTATAATATGAAACCTTATCTCACTATCAATAGAGAACAATGGTTAGATATAATGAGTAAGTATGATAAAGAACATATTGTAGATGAACTAGCAAAATGTTTACACACATATCCTTGTCCTATACAAAATATATCAGATGAACAAACACTTGCTAGTTTTAATAAATTAAAAGGTGTTAGATATAATGATGTACTAATAGATGGCAAATGGTTTCCTAGAAATGATAGAAAATCTAATTATAAATTAGATGAAAGATATTTTAAAAGAGATAATACAGGTAATAATGCCTCTAATAAATTTCACATAGAAAATAGATGGAAAGTAGATTGGACTAGAACACCTAGTGGATATAAGACTTGGCAAACAATAGATGGTATCAAAACAATAGTTAGGGCGTTTTTTACTTTAGATAAAGTATTATTAGAAGTGAACGAACAAACTTTAAGAATGGCAACTACATTAAGAAAATATGTTGCCTCACAATTTAAACCTAGTATTGCAAAAGCATTTTATGATTATTATAAAAGTAAAAATGTATTAGACTTTTCTGCTGGTTGGGGAGATAGACTCGCAGGTTTCTATGCCTGTGATAATACACAACATTATGTAGGTATTGATCCTAATACAAAAAATCACATAGGTTATAAAAAACAAGTAGAGTTTTATAAGAATTGTAAAACATTTTTAGAAGATGATAAAAAAGTTGATATGATATGTAGTCCTGCTGAAGATGTTGATTACTCTCAATACGAAGATTACTTTGATACAATATTTACATCACCACCATATTTCAATACAGAAAAATATTGTGATGAACCTACACAAAGTTATATTAGATATAAGGAGATTGATGATTGGAATAAAAACTTCTTACATAAAACAATATGCCGTATAGTACCTACATTAAAACCAGGTGGCATACTTGCTATAAACATTGCTGATGTGTTTTCAGCAAAACATAAAGGATATGTTGATATAACAAACTCAATGAATGATTATATAAAATCTTGTGGTTTAAAATATGTAGGTTGTATAGGTATGGAGATGACAAAAAGATTTAACTCTGGTGGCGCTGGTCAGGCAAAGAGTGATTACTATTCTGAAGATTTAAAAGAAACAACAGAAAAGAAAAAAGATTATGCTTTCGGCGAACCAATATGGGTATGGACTAAATGATTTTAAATTTAATGATTTTATATATTACGGTCTTTATAGCATTTCAATGGGGTCAAAGAATTGCAATGACACCAATTGATAATAAAATGTTTTTTATATTAATATTTACAATATGGATACTACTAAAAAATATAATGTAATATACGCAGACCCACCTTGGTCTTTTAAAACTTATTCTGAAAAGGGTAAGGATAGAAGTCCAGAAAAACATTATGGTGTTATGAATTTTAAAGATATATGTAATATGCCTGTTAATAAAATAGCAAATGATAATTCAGTTTTATTAATGTGGGTTATTGATCCACTATTAGATAAAGCATTTGAAGTAATAAATGCTTGGGGTTTCAAGTATAAGACCGTTGCATTTACTTGGGCGAAGACGAATAAAACTAAACCTGGTTTCTTTACAGGTCTTGGATACTGGACTAGAGGTAATCCTGAAATGTGTTTACTTGCAACAAAAGGTAAACCTAAACGAATCAGTAAATCAGTACCTCAATTAGTAGTAGAACAGCGTAGAGAACATAGTAGAAAACCTGATATAATGTATAAACATATAGAAGATTTACTAGAAGGACCTTATATAGAATTGTTTGCTAGACAACAAAAAGAAGGTTGGGATAGTTTTGGAAATGAGGTAACAAAATGGAATTGACATTAGCAATATTTTATGTTATAATGATATACGCATTTATAGTATGGTTATTACGAAAGTGGAATAATGAAGATATTAAAAGATAGTGTAAATGATTTCTTTAAATGGGTCAAAGGTACCGAGTTAGTTGAACTTGACGACATAGATGTATCTGAGGATCCTGTTAGACCTGAATTAACTTTAGGTTTTAGAATTAAACACGATAGAAAAATATTCGGATTAAAGTACGAAAATGAGATAGAAGCAATAATTTGCGTTGCATTTTGTCCTGAAGTACCTTATACCGTTAGAGAAATGGATTATATGTCCAGAGTAAAAGATGGTAAGTGTGCCATTGCATATACGGTATGGTCTCGTAAAAGAGGTGCAGGTAAAGAGATAGTAAGAAAACTAGGCGAGTGGGCAAAGAAAAACAATATGGATAGACTAGTAACTCTATCACCACTTACGCCTATGGCAACTCACTTTCATATAAAGAACGGTGCAAAACAAATACATATAAACGAAGAAACACAAAATTTTGAATATGACATCAACTGATTATATTAGAAAATATGCAAATCAAAATGGTCTACCTATTATGGATCAATTAACATTTGAGCGTATAACAAACAATGTAGGTAAAGATCAGTTTAGATTAGATTTAGCAGAATACATTGAAAAGTATAGACCAGTATTTCCTCTAAAGAAAATATCTTTAGATGATGTTAGAACTTCTTTCGTTGATTTACAGAAACAAGAAGTTACAGAATATTGTAAATTGAATATAAACAATGTTATGGAAAAATATGATGATTACAAATACAACTACAAAGATTATGGTCTAGGTATCATAGACGCACCATCAACTTTTAATAATGTATCTAATTATTTTCACCAAGAGTTAAGATTAAATTGTTCAAGTTATAGTTTCAAAGCACCTTTAGATGTATGGTATAACGGAACGGCAAAAGATATATGGCGTTGTCTAGGTCCTATATGGCGTGGCATAAACAATATGAAAAAAGTTATGGTTGATGATAAAGAAGAATTAAGAGGTGGTCAATTATCTGAAGCAAGTTATTTGAGTGCGTTTAGATTAGGCACATATATTGCAACACAATTTAAACCTAATGTAGCCAAGACTATTTACCAATTGACCAATGCAAAAAGGGTTTTAGATACAAGTTGTGGATGGGGAGATAGACTTGCTGGCTTCTTTGCCTCGGACGCTGAGGAGTATATAGGATGTGATCCTAACCCTAATACTTGGCGAAAGTATCAGGAACAGATAAAAGTTTACAATAGTTTCTTAACTAAACCTAAAAAAGTTAAGATATACAATTGTGGTGCTGAAGATTTACCTTGGTCAGAAATAGATAATATAGATTGTTCTTTTACAAGTCCACCATATTTTTCTACTGAAGAATACAATAAAGGTGGTGAAATGGAAGAGAATCAATCGTGGTTTAAATTTAACGAGTATGAAAAATGGCGTGATGATTTCTTTTTACCTGTATCTAAAAAATGTTTTGAAAGATCAAAACATACTATAATTAATATTATGGATCCACAAGTAAAAGGTAAAAGATATAGAAGTTGTGATGAAGTTGTTGATATGCTAAAAGATAACTTTGTAGGTCAAATAGGAATGAGGATTATGCAAAGACCTAAATCAGATAAACTATTTGAAAGTGAAGAGGCAAAACAAGAGTTTATGAATAAAACATTTATAGAAAATGTTTGGTGTTTTTCTAAAGATAAAAACTTTGACTATTTTGTATCAGCGAGAAAAGGTACTTTAGATAGTTTCTTTGAATAAATATTATGATGGCAATAGAACAAAAAGATTACAATGCCCAACAAGAGTATTGGGACTATCAAAGAAAAGTACAATACAACAAAGAACAAATTTTTGCTATGGCAAAAAGATTTGAAGGCAGGACTTTTAACGACTTTGGTCCTGTACATATTGATGATGTTCAGACAATGTTGTGGAATAAAATACAACCACACGAATATGAAGAACCACCTGCAGACTGGATACCAGAGGATCCTAAATACAGACTATGGAATGAAGATAAATTAGACGCAACTAAACTATCGCCAAAAGCGAGAAAGGTTGTATTGAGAGCAAAGTCAAAAGTTAATGAAGTGCCTAAAATATTAGATGATGATTACGATATATAATAAACAAAAAACAATGACACATAATTTTCCTGCTAAGGAGCTTGACAATATTAAGAAAGTGTGTTATGATTTAGGCATAAAATGGTATACAATAAGTTATAATGACAAGGAGATGATAGAATATGAACAACTTTCTAAAAGACATAATTAAAGAAACAGGCAATGAATATGCTTCACTAGTTAGTGATGGTGTTGATTCGGCAGATGTAACAAGTTTTATTGATACAGGTTCGTATTCATTTAACGCTTTACTATCAGGTAGTATCTATGGTGGTATGCCTGGTAATAAGATTACTGCTATTGCAGGTGAGGCTGCTACAGGTAAAACTTTCTTTGCATTAGGTATTTGTAAACATTTTTTAGATACAGATAAAGACGCAGGTGTAATATACTTTGAATCAGAAAGTGCTATCTCAAAAGAAATGATTGAGAATAGAGGTGTTGATTCAACTAGAATGGTTGTAGTGCCTGTGGCAACCGTACAAGAATTTAGAAGTCAATCAATTAAAATACTTGACAAATATTTAGAACAACCAGAGGATAAAAGAAAACCTTTGATGTTTGTATTAGATAGTTTAGGAATGTTATCTAC